AGGCGGAGCAATTCAAGGATTTACTAGCGCTTTAAGAGATACTGGTGTTCAAGATGTAGCTTCTGTTACAAGGTATTTAATGCAAAAAGCTTCACCGCTTTTAGGAGACATTGGTCAATCTATTAACTTAGCTGCTGGTCAAGTATTGAACCCAAAAGAAACACTTGCTTTTGAGGGTGTTCAACTGAGATCTCACCAATTCAGTTGGGATCTGTTTCCAAGCAGTGCGCAAGACTCAGATCAAATTAATAACATTGTTAATCTAATGAAAAGATCAGTTCTTCCGCGAACTCAAGACTTCGCGCTAGGTAATGTTGCTAACTTTGAAAGAGCATTTCTCAAGTACCCACACGTCTGCCAAATTTATTTGATTGGTGTTGATACTGGGTCTTGGATGAAATTTAAACCAGCGATGGTACAAAACATGACAGTAGATTATGCGGGAGGTGGCACCCTTGGTATTATGAAAGGTGGTAAACCAGCTGGAGTTTCAATTTCTATATCTTTACAAGAACTAGCAATTGAAACAGCAAATGATTATGGAGAAGAATCTTTAGATCCAGAAGTGGCTTCATATACAGCACCACCTGCTGCAGAAGCAAGTCCTAGCGGTGCCACTGCTTCTGGCAATCAAGGGGATGGATTGAGAGGATAATAAATGGCTAAATATTTCGATTACTTTCCAACTATTAATTATGAAGGACAAAGAGTAAAAGACATTACTCGAAGAAATGGTTTTACTCAACTTGCCGCTTCTAACCCAGCTTTGTATTTGCCATTCACAGTTAAAGAAGGTGAAAGACCAGAAGATATTGCTAACTATTATTACGGTTCAACTGATTACACTTGGCTAGTTTATATGTCAAATAACATCATTGATCCTTATCACCAATGGCCGATGGCTGAAGCAGATTTTAATAATTATCTAATTCAAAAATATGGTGCTGAATCAGGCCGAGTTGGTGATGAAGTTGTAGAATGGACTAGAGAAGATAATGGTGATAATATCATCTATTATTATAGAGAGGTATAATCAATGGCAGTTGATATAATCAAACTAGCACCAGAATCTTTCCAAACGATTTATTTACGTAAAGAAGATAGAGTTATTTTACGTACAGAACAAGGGCGTAAAATTATCATTAAACGTATCATTCCAAGTGAATGGCGTGCATGGAAAGTCTATGATCAAGAAATTTATAATAATGAAAATAAAAAAGAAATTTTCTTGATAGATAGAAGTTATTTACCTATTATTGAAACAGAATTTAGTCGTAAAATTAGAACAGCATAATGTCAGAATTTAATCCATCAACATGTGAAGTAACAAGAGCGATTCTTACTTCATATGACAATTCTAAAACTGCTGACATTTCTACGAACTTTGTCGGCAAGTGGAGTATTGTCCAGTCTATGAATGAGGTCTCTTATTCTGGAGAATTATTTGTTATTGATACCGCAAACGTTTTAGAAGGTTTTCCTATTCGAGGAGAAGAGCGTTTAGACTTATGGATTAAGTCTTTTGATCTTGGAACAGAAGTTAAAATAAAAGGTAGAATTCATAAAGTAACTGGAATTATTCCATCACCAAGTTCAAATTCAGTATCTTATACTTTGCATTTTGTGTCTGATACAACGTTTAACGCATCTCTAAGAAAAATTACTGCGCCATATAGAGGTTCAATTAACCAAATGGCAGAAGAAATATTTAGACAGTATTTTTCACCTATTGGAGAGCCAGATTATTTAGATCCAAATGATCGAACTAAAACGCTTCCAATAGCAACCAAGAGATTTCCTATTTCATCTGGTGAATATGATAGAAGCCTTTTCATTCAGCCAACAGTTGGTGTTGCAAAAATTATTATTCCGGATTTGTCTCCTACAGAGGCTATGTACCTTATTGCTTCTAGAGGATATAATCCGGCCAGTCCTTCGCAGACATTTAGATTCTTTGAAACAATAGATGGTTTTTATTTTTGCACTGATGAATATTTTCTTAAAGGACAAACAGAGTCAAGCGTTCAAAAGCTTTATTACGCTCCGGTAGTTCCACTTACTCCTGAAAATGCAGAGTCTCAACTTGGAAGAATAGAAGAAGTTCAAATCTTATCAAAAGGTATTGATACTTCTACAGACGTTTTCTCAGGTTCATACAGAAATGAAGTAGTCGAGCTAGATTTAATACGTAGAGAATTTAACGTTAGCACATTTAATTTTGAAGATGCTACATATATAGATATGGATGGAACGACAAGAGATTTAGGAGCCAATCCTCACACTGAACAATTTAGAAATGAAGTGTTTACACAAGAAAATGCTAGACGTTTCATGTTATTTAAAAACTATCAAAGAAATGGTGATGCTCCTTCATCTTTGCAAGCAAATAAGCATTTAGCAGAGATTGTTCATAACAGAGTTTCTTATTTCCATCACTTAAATAATACTGCGCTTGCAGTTGGGATGAAAGGTCGCTTAGATCTTAAACCTGGAATGGTAGTAAATGTTGATATGAAAGCTTTGAGAGGAACTGGTGAAAGCGCAAGCAATTCTAATGATAGTTTATCGGGTAGATATTTAATCCAAGCAACTAATCATGCTATGGATGAACAAGGAACTCTAAATACTGCTTTGAGATTAGTTAAATTTGATTGGAGCCTAGGAACGGCTCAAGTACAATCCCAAGAAATACCAGAGGATGATAATGGATAGTGGTGTAGGTCTTAAAGATCCCTTATTTTTTATAGGAGTGGTCGAAAATAACATTGACCCTCGTAAAGAAGGTCGTGTTCAAGTGCGCGCGTTTGGTATTCATGGAACCAACCAACAGGTTCCAAGAGACGACCTTCCTTGGGCTATCGTGTGTCAAGGTGGATATGATCCAAACGCTGTTCCAAAAGTAAATAGTTGGGTGTTTGGAGTATTCTTAGATGGTAGAGATGCTCAAGAGCCTATGTTGCTTGGTTTGATTCCAACACAATATGTTACTCCAATAGATCCAGAAACAAATGGATGGGGATATATTCCACCTGAAGATGCTGAAATAACTGCGTATGGATCAGGTGCTAGAGACATTTATCAGCCTCAGCAGTCAAGACTCCTTCGAGGAGAGTATATTCAAGATACTCACGTTCTTACTCAAGAAATGGGTAGAACCGTTGATGTTCCAATTGGTGGAACTGATGATACTTGGTCAGAGCCTGGAGCTGCTTATAACTCTCAATATCCTCACAACAGAGTAATTGAAACCGCTAACCATAGCATAGAATTAGACGATACACCAGGCGGAGAAAGAATTAAGATTACTCATAACTCTGGTTCCTTTATTGAAATTGATTCAAGAGGCACAACTACACACAAAACTGTTTCTGATCATTATGATGTAATGGATAGAAAACAACACGTAGTTGTTGGTGGCATGAGTACTGTTACTATCATGGGTAATAGTTACGTTTATGTTCGAGGTAATAAAATAGAAGAGATTGAAGGAGATCTTCAACAACTCGTACATGGTAACCATTTACTTTCTGTTGGTGGACAATCGACACATCAAGCTGGTGAACAAGTACAAGTAAGAGGTGGTGATGTTAAAGTAAATGCAAACGCTGGTACATTGGCTATTAACGCAAATAAAGAGTTGCAGCTTTCCGGTGGTGATTTAACATCAGGAACTTATGGTGCTATTTCAGTTAAGGCAGAAAAGATTCTCGTTGATGCTACAGATAAACTTGGTTTGAGAGGATTGACGCAAGTTAATATTCAATCCCTTGGTGAATTAAACATTACTGCAACCGCTGCAATTAACCAGTTAACTGCTCTTTGGTCAGCAGAAGCTTCAGCAGCTGCTAAATTGTCTGCTACTGGAACGGTTGATATTACAGGAACAATTGATACAGCTATTGGTGGTGGAACACAGGTTAACTTGAATGCTCCAATTGTAAACGTTGATACTTTTGTAAACTTAGCCGGCGGGTTGGCAAGGCCAGCTGTACCAGCCGCAACAACAGTTTATCCAAAATTCTCTGTTCCTCCTGTTGGTCAAAAACCATTTGTTCCTGGCTCTCCATATCCAGAAATTGCTTGGTATGCTGCTAAGGTTGAAGCTCCTGAACCAGTGGCTAAATCAACTTCTATTTTACCAAGAGATAATCCTGGTTCAGTTGGTACTTCTGGCTATTCTTCGGTAGATCACGGCGGTGAAGGTGGTGGATCAAACGGTGGCGCAACACTTGGAAACGTTTCGGCTCAAATTCAGACAGCTGCATCTCCTCTTCTAGACTTTATTGGTAACAAAGAATCAGAAGGCTATGATGATTTCTGGGGTGGTATTAATAACCCAAGAGATTATCCTCCTAAGAAATTAACAGAAATGACTATTCAAGAAGTCTTAGATTGGCAAGAAAGCATTGATAGAATATACAATTCAGAAGCTTCTGGTAGATATCAATTCATGGAAGATACGTTACGAGGATACAATAACGATAGCTCTGGTGGCCCAGGCAATCCATTGTATGCTAGAGCTGGTTTAGGAGCTGGAGACATGTTTAGCCCGATAAACCAAGATAAGATGGCCCTAGTATTGATTGAAGCAAGAGGATTAACCCGATTCTTAAATGGAGACATTTCAAGAGAACAATTTGCAAATAATCTAGCAAGTGAATGGGCTTCATTGCCGTTAGTAACTGGTCCAAACGCTGGTAGAAGTAGATATGCTGGTGATGGATTAAATAGATCTCTCACATCGGTGCAAGAATTCTTAAGTGTTATAGATCAAGTAAAATCTAATAATGATGAATATAATGCAAACCCTGATGCGTTAGATCCTAGAGGAGAAGAGCGATAATGGCTTGTACATGTCAACCAGGAAAGGCGATGTGCAGAAGTTGCCTTCAAAGTATATATGAAAGAAACGCTGTACCAGCAGGTGCAA